AGGGCTATGACCAACACTATATTATACGGCTATAGTAACCAAGATAACCACAGTTTAGCAGTAGGTGACTCAGCGATAGAGAATGTTTCACCATACAGTCTCACACGCCAGGTAGCCTTACTACTTGCGAAGTCCTCGTCTTCTTTTGAAGGAGTAACCTCATGGAGTTCCTTATAGAGATCAAATAGATACCTAGTCACCGCTCGATGAAGTTTGTGATGCTTGGCATTGTCTAAGACTTGCCAGATACGCACTAGTTTTTGAGCCTTTGACATAGGATCAGCTGACTCTGGATAAAATATAGTGTTTACAGCTAACGCTAAAGGGTACACGGACCCTACACACTGTTCAGTGAACTGCGGGTAGGATACGCGCTTGCCAGTGGCACTAAATCGTCTCTTACAAAAATACCCACTTTCATAAGAAACCCGTTGCTTAGCGGGATGTGCCAACAATCCTTGTTCTTGCATAACGAACTCAGTAAAGGATGTTAGGAGCTGCTCATTAGGGATTAGCAATACACCGTCTTTAACAACAATAATTGCATCATCCCCTAAAATAACGATAATAAAATCAACACCATACTCCAAATCAGGATTAAGATGAAATAACCAAGAAAGCTGGGTCATAAGATTATGCCATGTTTCAAAGTCATTTGTGATCCCAATTCCTGATAGTAGAGCATGTAGGCCTAAGAGAACGCCAAAGGGTGTGACAACATCAGCATTAGCTAGATTCTTAATTAGAATAACACCATCATTGTAGATATCCTTTGGAATATCTATGATGCGTGATATTTGTTCCCAAGTCCACAGTAGAGCTGCTTCACTTAGATTTTGATCATAAGATTCATAATCAGTCTCTATAAATAATGGTTTGATATTTTGGGCAAGTAATCGATCACAAAATGCCGTAATATGTCTCTCGACATATCTGTCGCCCCTCCACGCCACTAAATCGGATGAGGCCAATACGTCATGTAAAAATCTAAATTGTTTTATAGATCTATATTGATTCGCAAATGAGTCCATGAATATTGTGCGTGTTTTCTTACGTTGAATTCTGGACCCAAGCACTAGCGGATCAATATGCAGTGGGTAACGCATTGCCTCTGAAATGGCGCGTTTTCGTATAGATGGTGTTCGCCTATCAGCCCAACCAGTAACACCTGAATTGGATTTATGTTCTCCCTTGTAAGTATGATAAATCTGCTGCGGAGTCAAAGTTACCCAAGAATGGGTAAAACACTGACTGCGAAGTAAGCATATTACTGACTCACGAAGTGGAGCACGATCAACAACTCTGGGTATCTGGTAGTAGCCAGATAGCACCCTAGCT